TAGGCGATTATCTATTTTAATTTCATTTATATGATGAACCGTCTCCCATGCTTCTAAAAAACGACCCAAGTATTCTTCCATTACCAGCCTATGCTCATATGTATAACCACGAATGTTTTTGGGGTGATCTGGTTTTAAAACTCTGACATAACCTTTGTCATCAATGTATTTTCCACCGCGATAGTTTGGACTGCCTTCTCCAGTTGGCGCTCTATCGTTCCATTTAACATCTTCACGCTGTGATGCTAAAGTAGATTTCCTCAGGCAATTCCTCCAATATCTTCAACATAAAATTGTAATTCTTTTGTTGAAGACGAGGCTGGTACAAAATAACCCGGCGCATTAGCAGAACTCAAACCTTGAAACCTATTAACGGCTGCAAAGAAAGAACGATTTGTAAACCCAGAAGAATCACTTGCCAAGACAACAGAATGCGTACCAGCACCAAACCTGCTATCATATGAATCACTTCTTAATGCAATATTAGAGATGGTTGCACCGCCACCAGCGGAAGCAACATTAATATACGCAAAAATTGGGGGCGTAAAATCTGCACTATAAATCATTGTGTTAGCACCACCATGGGTCCCGTGATGAATTGAAACAACATAATATGAATCTTCTGCGCCTTTTGCATCAACTTGAAAACCCGTAAAGTTTAAAACAACCCGGTAATATCTATTACCAGAAATTGAAACTCGCCTGTCTGGACCGCTAGTAGATGTCTCGTCTTTTAGAGCAATAATTTCATTTGTACTAGAAAAAGATGTAAATGTTGCACTACTTGTTGTTACTGCTTTATATTTAACCAAACCCAGTGGTCGATCATCGGTAGCTTCTTTTACTTGCTGTATATTAGTAGACATTTGTTGAAGCCTATCGCCAGTAATAGGGCTACCGTCTGTCCAAGATACGACTGAATAGTTTTCGTAAGCCATTTAACTATTATACCCCATTTACTCCTCCAATGCTTTTAATCTGGCATTTAAATCACTTATAGCCGTCAATAGCAATGGAATTGCTTTTATGTATAAAACTTGTTTGTATTTATCTATGTCATCTTTATTGATAACCATATCAGGGAATAAAGATTCAAACTCATCAGCAATAACACCAACATCATGCCTTCCTCTTAGAAATTCAGTAGGTGTGGCATTTGTATAATCAAATTCATAAGTTTTAATATTGTATATTTTTTCTAACAATTCATTAGTTGGAGACAATATATTTTCTTTCAATCTCCTATCTGAATAAAATCCATCTGGGACAATGTACCCATCAACATTTGTATCATTATTAACAATAAAACTTACGGATGCGATTCCAGCATCCCATCCAAAAGCCATACCAAATCGACTTCCGGGAAGATTTGATGCATTGTAATAAACACCAGTACCGCCAGCGGTAATCATACCGCCAGATTCAATCTCTCCATCACTGTATGTACTTCCAGCAGTATATATTTCGCTTTCTGTAAAATAAGTACCACCTAAAGGATATGGATCAGCGTTGTCACCCGTGGAAAATAATGGACCAAAGAATGCACTTGTTGATGTAATTCGACCAGTTGTTTGAGTATACATACTACCTTCAACATCATATACAGATTCAAAATAGCTTGAACCATTTGTATGACCAACATAGAGACGAGCATCGCTAACAGTACCGTCGCCAACTAATTCAAGCATTGCAATTCGATTACCATCCTCTACTGCCAAACCAGAAGTATTTGCATCAAATTTTCCAATTGTTAATGTTCCCGGATTTGCTTCTTGTGATTGTAAGTAGTCATCTGCAATAGTCCATCCACCAATATCTCCGCTATTTGAAAATAAATTTCCATTACTTTGGACCTGAAAACTGCCACTACTGCTAAAAATAGAACCATCATTTGGATTAATATAAATATCAGAACCAAGTCTGACAACTACACCAATACCTTCTATTGTTGTGGAAGAGACTCCATTTGATCCATTTAAACTAAAGCTATTGGCATCCCAGTAATTATCTTCATCAATATAAATTGAATCTGCAACAACACTGCCTTCAATAATAACACTTGTACCAATTCTTACAACTCCATTGCTTGTATAGATTCCTGTATTTCCACCAAGCATAAAAGATCCGTCAGAATTCCAAAAATCTTCTGCTCCTATATTAACAGACCCAGCAGTTATTGTTCCACGAATAGCAGCAGCATCAAATTCTGCTGACCCATCACCATCAATGATCCAACCAGAAACTCCAGTAACATAATTATTACTTGATATCGCTTGATTAACAAGTATAATATTTGCTGACAATAAGTCAGCCGTAATTGTACCAGCGGCTATTTCATTTGCTGTAATACTATTGGCTGATATCTCTGACGCAGTGATTGATCTTGATATAATATGTGCATTGCCATTAATGATACCCGGCTGCAGAACAATACCAGCTGGCTCTAAAATAGACTCATTCACTGTATTGACAACTAACTGTTTAAATCCATCAAGATTTAAAGATTGACGATATAATCTACTTGGACCACCTTGAAAACCAAAATTAAAATCAAATAAAGAATAAGCATTAGTGTCAATTAAACTAGAATTTTCTCCATCGTGGTTGTGACCACCGCCTGAAAAGAAATATACGCCAGATTCATTAATCATCACGATACCTGCCTAAGCATCAATTGTTGTGAGAAGTTGTCACCAATTGATCTACTATATGATATCACCCAATAATCGGTATTTACTATCCCAAGAGCTGTTAAGTTAGAAATTCTTATTCTGTCTCCAAGTTGCATTTTGGGTGTAATGATAGTATTAATATTTAAAATTGGAACAGGCAATTGTGTTTTAGATATTATAAAATCTGCAATCTTTTGTGCATGAATTGCATCATTAATAAAATTACTTTCAATAGTTATATCCTTGAGACCATATTTCTTAATGCTTTCGGTTACTGAGGCTGATTGACTTTTAATGTCAGAATTTTGCTCAACAACTTCTACTGGAACTCCAGCAATGACAGTTGCGTATGGATACTGAGTTTCTCTATCTGTGCCTTGAACAAATATAATTTTTTCGACTGGAGCCGTATTTGCCGCAGCAATAATTAGTTCAGCACCGTATGGATATGAAATGTACTTGTGAATTTCAATTAAATCCGGTTCATCAACTCTAATTGCTGTGATGAATGGGCTATCAACATTAAAAGCCGGTGTTTTTTGGAAAGATACATTATAGTATTTAACCTCCCTTATCTTTGAGGCATTATTATTATTTATAGAATGTGATGCAGCTGTTGTTTGGAATTGACCTCTTTCTAGTGAATTAAATGAATTTCCGGTCTTTGAATTATATTTAATAATCTCGCTACCAATTTTGACATATCCCGCATTAGGGAATGGAATATCCGAACTTGCAGTGTAATAGGCTACATTTGCATTTGCTGTTAAGTTTGCAGACAGCGTGACAGATGTAAGAGTAGTATCCTCTTCTGCCGACCATAGTTGCTGCCTTGTAGTCCTTGATTTTTGCAGTCCAGAGAGCGGAATAGTTACTTTATTACACTGTAACTGGACAGAAAAAGATGCGTCAATGATATGATTAGAATCATTAATTGTTGCCTGAATGTTTGCATGCTGATCAATTGAAGATTCAAAGAATCTATAAAAGTGCTCATATCGCGCATTGTTAAATTCATCAATATACACTCGGCCCAAATCTGCAAATGTAACATTATTTATAATTTCGCGCAGGCTTTGATCATTGCCATAAAGAAATGCAAAATTAGTAAGCGGCTGTATCTGGGATTCAGAATATCGATTCTTTACCTGTTCAGAGGATAGCGCTTCATTGTAAATATGAAATTCGTCTATAATAAAACTCCTTATTACTGATGGGGCGGATTCTCCAACATTTGCGGTATACGAAGAACCACGCCCACCTATTGTAATGTCATCAACAAATGAAATCGGAATTCCAGATAATACAATATTTGATTTTAAGTCACCATTCACATAATAACTTAATGCAGAACCATCAAATGTTGCAACAATGTGACTAAATGCAGTATTTGACAAGGCTGTATTGGATGAAACTGCTTCTGTTGTAACCACTGAATTAGCTAATGTTTTAATTTTAAATCCATTAGATGACGATGAATTATAAAATTCAAATCCAGATGTTGCATTTGCATTAGCCCAGGTACTGATGTACTCACCATCGTTATTGAATGAACCATTATTGAATTTGCCATAGAATTCAAAAGACCATTTTCCGGTGTATAAGGTTGAATTCGAATGAACAATGTTTATACTTTGATGCTGAGGTATTCTTATATATGCATTTGATTCAAGAAGGACAGAGCCATCTTTTATTTCAGATATAAGACCAGTTGGTTGACTTAATTTTGGATTACTAATATAAACCCCATTATTGCGCATTAAATATGTGTCTTGGGTTGTCAAAGTGTTTGATCCATTTCTCACACCAATGCTATCAAGTGGTGCAATAGTTGCACATTCTGCGGCAGTAATAAGCGTATCGGCCGCGCCAGTATTTTTTAAAAGAGAAATCCTGAAGTTTGGCGAAGTGCCATTATTGTAGGAGTGAAAGAATTCAATCCTAATTTTTCTCGGGGTTCCTGCGGTTAAATTAATAGTTGAGCTTGCAAGTCTAGTATTTGCTTCATGCATTAACCATTTGTTAAGAATTAATGCATCTTCCAAATACACTCTCGCACCGCCACCAGTAATTTGCAAAACTACTTGCTGGTTCCCGCTTGATTTAGGTATGTAATAGCCATCAATGACTCCATTATAATAATCAGTATAAGATGTACCATTTGTGCCAGTAAAAGAATAATCAACAAGTTGAAGAGTATTTGATGAATTTGATGATATATCTTTTGATAAAGCAGTATATGATGGACTAACAAACTTTGTTTCTCCAAGAGCGATATCAAGACTTGTCAATTCTTTATCAATAGCATCTGCAATAATGTCTTTAACGGAAATATCTTTTTTATTTGAGGGCATACCCCAAAATCTTGCTCTTAATCCAGTAGATGGAATAATATTATTCCCGCTTCTATCGATTGTTTCTTCTTTGAATGAATACCCAGCAATTGCGCCTCGGATGAGAGCGCCCTTAGAATACTTATTTAATTTATAAATATCGGCTTTAGGAAAATTCGCCCTCATTAAAAGGTTTTCCACAACATCGCCAACAAATGCATTTTGCTCTAGAAAACCATACTTAATAGTTCTTTCTAGCAAATACTTTGTCCAGTCTTGCATTGAAGCACCAACTGTCATATCAGATGATTTTGAATCCCATTCATCAACAAAAAATGTTCCATTTTTTACATATTCATATATTTCAAAAAAAACATTTGATTGATTATTGTGAGAAACGGCGTCAGTGCCTGCGTATCCCCTAGATACAACATTTAAAATATTTGGGGATGTCGTACCAGAGCATAGAATAATTTCTTCTGACTGATTGCCTTTATCTAAAATAACAGTAAAATGATTTCCAGCGCCACCGATTGGAAAAATTGATATATCGTTTACGATTAAAGATGTTGTTGCTGAATTTGCATTTGCTGTAAGAAAAGTATTTAAAAAAACATTATTTATATATGCATCAGATGGTTTTTTGATTCTCCATCCGGAATATATTTCAACTTTTAAATCCTTTTTCATATATTTTCCAAATTCGGAATTATTATCAAAAATATTAAATTTTTTTGTACTATTATCAAATTGAATTGAAGCAGATGATGTTTCACTACCGCCAATCGGCAAACTACTTTCGTGTAGATCCCTTGCTCTGTTTGTAGACAATGAAATAATATATTCACTCATGTCTTCTTCATAAAGAGGAACAATTTCTTGGATTCTAGCATGATCATTTGAATTTCTAGTGCTATGAATAGTAACTCTAATTTTAGCAATATTTTGAGTCGACAATGCTGTTGTTATAAGATGATCTTTGTAATATGAATTGCTTGGAATTAAGCCAGATTGTGTAGAAACTAAATTTGAAGAATTATCATACACATGCAAAGTATAATTTGCAATTTTTCCATAATATTCTGATGTCGTAACTCTTATCTTATTCACTTTTCTTACTGTGAATGTAGCTTCAATATAAGGATCGGTAGCAAAGCCATACCCAGCATATGTTGGGTGAACAGAGGAGTTGCTCTGATTTGCTGACCACCAACCGAACTCTAGGCTTCCACCAATCCTAGAATTTGCAAGGTCTGAAGTAATGAGTGATGGCATTGTGTGCCATGTTCCGTCTGCTTTTATAACATCCCCGTTTTTATCTTTTGCTCCAGCAACTGCCCATGTAAAAGATTGTCTCTCTATACCATTAAAAGCTTCAGATGGGGAAAAATAAAAACCGATATTTGGATAGCTGCTATTGGCATGTGAACTATTTGTGGTGACAGATAAATTATCAAGATGTCTGCTATCAAGCCAAGTAACTATAACTTTTGGTTTAATTTTTTGAGCTTTTGCAGAGATAGCACTATTGAAGTCTGACGACAGAGTTTTGCCATATTGATCTGTAACTAACATCAGACCTCCTGAAGAGCCAAAGAGCAGTCAAAATAGTATACATCATCAACTAGGTCCCGGCGTACCAAATTCTCGCTATAGCCAACAATTAAGACATCAACATTTTCTTCTGTATATGGAGTTGTACCACTTTCATCTTGTTTAATTATCGTAAGGGTATGAACATCACCATCTTTTGATTTCCTATTAATATAGTTTCTTGACGCTCGCAAATCAACTGTTTTGCTTTCGTAATTTGGAATAAATGACCACTGGAGGTTAAAGGTGCGTTTTGCACCAGCCCCAGATGCTGTATTTTTGTAATATCTTGATGCATTACCCTGCCAGTTAAGATTTTGTATATAAATTGGATTTGCAGTTACATCAAATTTTCTATTTTGATTTGTTAATGGTACACCGTCAAGCATTAATAGTGATCTAATAATAGAGAAGTCTGCTGTAATAGAATTACTAAATCTAATTGCTTGAGCAACTATATTAGTATTATTGAGAATATTGATCCTAATTGTTACAAGAACAATTTTACCCATCACTGATAGGTTCACATTGCCACTCAATGATGATGCAATCTTTATTATCTTTATTGCATTAACTGTGACATTACTCGTAGATGTAATTGATGTACTAGCTTTAGCTGTTTTTACAATGTTTGCGTTTGCATTTGAATCCGAAGATATTAGTACACTTCCTAGTGCAAATTTAAGTGATTGTGCAGTAAGTGAAGAATCTGCATTAATCAAGGAGGCTGCTTTTGCTGTCTTTATTATATTCGTTACAACATTGCTAGTGACGGATATTGAAACATCTGCCAGCTTAACCCGAGTTCCAAGAGTAAGAGTGGCTCCATCGGCAACGATAGTAATCTGGGCAAATACGATTTCTATTGCTGTGGCTGACGCATTGCTGTCTATGGTTATTAAAGATTGAGCAAAAGCAGTTTTAGTGATATTAACTGTTAAATCAGATGTGACAAGTATTTGTGATGAAATCGTAATTTCTTCATCAAGAGTAAAAAAATCTATACCTGGCTTAAATGGCTCAGAAAATGAGTAAAATCCAAATTCCATATTATGCCTCTGACAAACTTATGCTCACATCATAGTAAGCGCATTGATTTGGAATATCCCGGCGTATGAGCACTTCGCTGTAAGAATCTACATACACAGTAGTGTTATAAAATGGTTCTGCCGGATCAAGTTTAATTGACAGAGAAGCGCTTGCTGGTGTTCTTGCCAGATTTAATAAAAAATCTCTGGCTTTTCGACCATCAATTGTTTTTGTGTGCTTGTCTGGTAGATATCTAAAATTAAGACTGTAGGTATTTTTGTTATTCTTAATGAATCGCCTTTTATTGCCATTTGCTAAATCTAAATCAACAGAATTTATTTTATATCCGCCATCAAAAACACGATTGTGTTCAGTTATTTCTTCTCCATTTAATACTATTAAATGTGTAATATTTGATTGTTGATTTTGAATACTCATTACATTCCCTGATTAATGCCGTTGTATGAGCTAAACCTTCTTGATTCAACGCCTGCAAGTTTTCTATTTTGCGGAGCAACATTGATATTATAACTTCTCATCATTGACTCAAACCATTCTTCTTCACCAATGAAGTTTTCAACTTGAATATTAATGGTACTAACATTATTTACAATTGGCGCTGAAACGCCACTAATATTAGAAGTTGGTGCTGTAAATCTTGAGTTATTACCAACTAAACCACCCATCTTGAATCTGGGCATTTTGTAATTATTCATTTTCATTAATGCATTAATGCCAATTTTTTTAACGGCTGCGGCATTCAAAACAAACTCACCACCATGAAGAATTGCGGGTATTTCTTGAGATATTGGGGCATTTAAATACCCACCAGTAGCCATCCCAATAAGTGGTCTAGTGAGTCCCTCTGCCGCTCTTCCAACCGCTCTTCTTGCTTCGTCTGCTGATCTAAATCTAACTACGGAATTAGCAAACCCTGTTCTTCCAGCAGCATCTCTTCTAAATACCGTACTTCGCGGATCAATCCCAGCCTTGATACGCATAAAGCGTCTCCATTCCGCTGGATCTTCTCCTTCAGGAACAGCGTCTCCTTGGCCAGTGCTTCTGGGAGTGCTTCCGGGAGTGCTTCCGGGAGTGCTTCCGCTAAAATTAGAAGCCGCATCGGATGCTGCATCAATTGATGCTTTTAATTTAACATATTTTGTAATTGCTGGATCCAAACTTTCTGAGAGTCGTCTCATAAGTTCTGGGTTTAAATCAACCATATTCTGGAAGCTGCGAAGGATTTCTGCATTTCCATCTATAATTGCTTGTTTAAATACACTCGCTGGATCGGCTTCTGTAAGTGCTAACTCAAACGGTGTCAAGAATGCAGTTTTTACTTCTGCAAGAAGGGTTGTAAAATTGCTCATAACATCTGTTTTGAGCACGCCAGTTTCTTCAATCAATCCACCGGTAATGTTCCCATATTTTTCAACAATTCCACTTGCATCTGCACCAGAGAATGTATCCCCAATATCAACCAACATTCCCAATGTGATACCAATAACAGCATTTGCCATTTCTGATGTAACACCAAGAACTGTGTTATCCCATTCTGAGCCAAGACCATATTTATTTTCCGCAAGCGTAACCAGCTCATCTAGTGGGGTAGTGAAAGCCCCTAATGCTTTACCAAAATCATCAACAGTATTTGGCATTTTTTCAGCAATAGTTGTACTAAAGCTTTCAAACATTTTCCCAAATTCAATATTATTATTATCAGCATATGTCGTTGTCAAATTCCTTAATTCTTCAAGTTGTGCCGCATACTGCTCTTGCGTAACTGGCGCAATACGCATAATATTTTCGGCAGCATTTTGGAATTTTTCAATTGACTCATCAAAGAATTTTCCGGCAAGTTCTTTTGCTTGACCAATGGCTTCACGCAATGCTTCAAGGTTTTCTTTGGCTAAATCCTTCCTTCTTTCGTCATCAAGATTCTGCAATTCCTGTGCGGATTCCTTTTGTGACTGACGCTCTTCAAGATCAAGAACTCTTGCGTCATCAATTCTTCCTTCGTAGATTGCAAGAGCGCGATTTCTTCTGTAAACTTCTTGTCTGAGCGATGCATCATCAAGAATTTTTCTTCTATTCAGTTCGTATTGCTTTTTCTTCGTAAGAGACTCTTCGGCTTTTTCAAGTTTCATTAATGTATTAAGTTGAATATCAAATGTTTTTAGAGCCATCTCTTTTTGTTTAGTAAGAGCCTTGACAGAATCTGATGCAAACTTCTTCAGGGCTTCTGCAAGTCTGCCAGCAACATAGTCTTGAAGTCTCTGCACAACATCTTCAAGACCTTTCTTCAACCCGGCCTTCGCTTTGTTCCCAGCGCCTTCCCAGTCAGCATCACCAAAAGCATTAGCCATTGCCTCACCAGATTTACTGCCAAGATTTTTAGCCGTTTCTGGAACTTTTTTATCCGCAGCAACTTTACTAGCAGATTTTTTAAGACCTAAATCGACGGCTTTATCAAGCGCTGAAATTGCACCAGATCCAATTTTTTTCAACATTCCAGAAGCAGCATTTGCCAATCCATCAACACCGGCTTTTGCCAATTGAAATGCTTTACCAATAAATGGAATTTTAGCAAATACATTAAGAACTACTCCTATAGCTCCAGATATAATTTTAATTATTCCGACACCCAAACCGACAAATAAATTAATAACACCTTTAACAATTCCCGCAACGCCAGCAATTAAAAATTTAAACGCCTCCCCCCAGTTCCCTTTAAACATTTGCACTACCGCAATGACAATATTTATAATTCCATAAAGATATGGCTGAATTACTTTTTCTACAAAGGTCTTGAATAACCCGGCAACAAATTTAATCGCAACAGCTATTCCAGTAAATGCGCCAGCAATTGCATTGCCAGCTTTATCAGCTTCACTACTTCCCGAACCAAAATATGCAAACAGATCTTGAATCGGTCTAACAATTTCCATTAATGCATTCTTCACTATGCTTAGTGCTGACTTGAGGGCATCCCAGCCCTTTTTTGCTCCTTTAATTTTGTCAAGATTCTTAATAACCAAGAATACAACAGCTGCAATAGCAGCAATGATTGCGCCAATACCAGTAAACATCATTGCCATTCTAAATACCCTTGCAGCAATGGTTGCAATTTTGAAACTTTTAGCAAATCCCATTATTCCAGCAGAAATTGTTTTGAAACGACCCGGAACTCCGTTCATTGCTCTTGTTTGCATTATGTATTGAGCTTGAGCAGCCTGTGCTGCTTTAAATGCCGGAATATGGGTTAATATACTTGTGCTAAATGCTTTTGATGAAGCAATCGCTTTACCAAATCCGCTTACGCCAGGGGCAGCCCCAGCGGCTCCAGCAGCCATTCTTGCCCCGCCAACAACTCCACGAGCTGAACTTACAACTTGACCAATGCCCTCTTTTGCAGCCATGCCAGCAACTTGAATTTTTCCTAAAGCGCCAATAGCACCGCCACGACCAATCATCAGGGCTTGTTTTTCAGCAATCTCTCTCCCTTTTCTAAAAAATTTAATTTGGCTACCACTAAAATCTTGCGAAATTCCAGCTTTTGCCATTGATGGTTCTCTAATTATGCCTTTTAATGTCTCTCCAAAACGACTTGTTGGGCTAACAAATCCACCAGGTGTTGATATTGTTCCAGTTTTCAAAAATTTTGTTTTCCCAGCCATTTCTTGGGCTGTCAAAATTTCCATTGCTCTAAGCGTATTGCCTTTAAGGACTGGCAAACTTCCACTCTTTAGTGGAGCACCAAATGTTGGACCTTTTGTTTTAAACCTAGCGCCGGTTGCAAATTCGGCCAAGGCTCTATCAACATCAGCCTGTGGCAACTTCATTGCTCTTGAGAATACATCAATATCTGTTAGCGCAGCACCAGTCTTTGGAGACAACATATCTGTCACATCTGGTACTTTTACTTTAGTTAAAAACTTTTTATAGAACTTATTAATTGATTCACCAGCAAGAACTGCGCTTCTTCCAAGACCGATAAATTCACCATTAGCATTTCTTAATTTTGGAATAAACTGCGAAAGTCCTCGACCAAGATTCCCAAATACTGATTGCATAGTACCAAGAGCCAAAATGACTGGTCCCATTGTTGCCAAGAATGTGGCAAATGAAGTAATTAAACTAATTATTCTATCTCTTGTTTCGGCAAAATCTTCAGACATCCACCTTTCATACATTTCAACAACTTTTTTAGAAAGTCTTTCAATTGCTGGAGTTAGCCTTCCGATAATATCTGATGCAAATAATTTAAATGAAACTTTAATTTTATCAATATGAACGCCGGTTGTCGCAAGTGTTCTATCTAATTCCTGCTGTGCAATCTGAGCGGCATTTGCACCACCAGCGAGCTGAATCATCAATGCTCGCCCAGCCTCACTTTTGACTTCAGAAATTATATCAATACCCTGAGCCTGCTTTGCCTGAATTATATACTTAGAGACCTCTTCTCTAACAAGTTTTGCATTTTTAACATCTTCTGAAGTAAGTTTAATCTCCTTACCTGGCTCAAGTTCAATTTTGGCTCCAGCAAATGATGTTGCAATTCTGGCTATTTTGCCAATATCTTCAAATGATCGAATAGTTTTTGGGACTACGGTACTATTAAAATTCTGAAACCCCTCTGATGTTCTTTCAGCAACAAGAGCAAGCTGAACTTCTGCTGGCATTGTATATCTTGGCACTTGCCCAAGAAAATTATTCGTCTTTTGCAATTCTTTATTAAAATTTGCAAACTGCTCGATAGCCAAGAACATTCTCGGACCTTGCCTCTTTTCAAAAAGATCCGACATTAATTTAAGTGCGCCCTCCATACCAGCAGGAGAGTTTTTGACTTTATCAAATAATTTAACAATTGCCCCTAATCCAACCAAACCACTCTTGGTTGACAACATAAAGTCGTCTTGTGAATCGCCAGCAACACCATATTCTTTTGCAAGTTTTTGAAGCATATCAACATTTTGTTTAGTTGGCGCAAGAGCTCTTTGAAGTGAGACCTTGATTGAGTTAGCAGATGCACCGACATCAAGACCAGCGGCTTTCATCGGAGCAAGAAGCGCAGCGGCTTCTGTCATTGACAAACCGTAGCTTGTTGCCATTGATGCAATTTCAGGAAATGCTTGACCAAGATCTCTCAAAGTTAGTGCCGTTGCATTTTCAACCGCATTAAACAATTGCAATTGTGTTATTGATGCCTCAACTGCACGCGCCTCTCTCTGTCTAGCATTTGTCAACTTATCCAATGCACCATTGATTTCAAGAGCCCTCTTTGACTGGAAATATAACGCTTGTGCTAAATCTTGTGCTGGTCCAATATCCATGCCACCAAGTTTTTCAATCTGTAAAGTCAATTGTGTAAGATTTGTAATATTTTCGCTAGATGTCAAACCCAATTCTGCAAAGTCTGCGCTAAGTGATGCAACAAGATCTTTGGATACACCAAACCCAATAGAAAGATCTGTAATTGTTTTATCAAGCGCATTAAAATTATTAACCATCTGTTGCGCTTTATAATTTGCAACAATAAGGCTTCCTTGAAAATCACCCATTTTTTCTCTTGCAACATCAAGAGTTGGAGCAATATCTTCCATGACCTTTGTTAGCCTAGTCATTTCTTTTTCAATTGTTATAAAGTTTTGCAATCCAGTTCTTGCAAATGCTGCCAAAGGCAGTGTGAGGTTAATAAGCAAGCTTCTGCCGACAAATTGAGCGTCTTTGCCCATCTTGCTTAATTTTAGAGAAATATTACTTATATCAGAACCGATAGCCCTGAGGCGCATCCCTCTAAATGTTTTAGAAAATACAGCCAATTCTCTAGCGGTTTGGCCAATTGATCTTCCAAGAGCCGTTGTTTCTTTACCAGCTAATGCATATGCATTTTTAAGATTATTTAAATCTGTTGAAATTTTTCTAGTTTCAGCCCCAAGAACTTTTTGATTTTGAATTAATTGCTTAATTGATTTAGCGTGTTGATCAACACCTCTTGATGTTATACCAAGCGCCTTATGAACGGCTCTTGTATTAGCATCCAATTTTGACATTGGGACACTAATGCCACGAAGAGTATTGCTGAGATTTCTGAGAGATGCGCTAAGGTTGCCAATTTCTTGAACACCTTGTGTATGTACTTTTATTATGACATCTACATCAGACATAATTTACCATTTTAAATTATGACATGTATAAACAAAAAAAGCAATTAAATCAAGGGTTTTGCGACTGAACGGATTCATATCCTAAGGATAGACCAGTCGCTGCGAGGTGTGGGAAGTCATGCATTCGCATAATTTTCTGCTCAGCAACCTGCTCGGTATCGTACCAGTCTTCGTTTAGGTCAATACCTTCTGCGCCCTGCGTAAGAGCCATTGCTTTTACAGTTCTTGAGAATTCATTATTGCAAGCACGATATAGCAAAAATAATTCTTGCAAGATTAAACATTCTTCTAGATGCTCTAGGCTAAGCCAAGCACCAGTTTGTACAAAAACTTCTGCTTCGTATTTTAGGAGTGGAAGTTCTTCCCAAGAGAGAGGCTCATCTGAGCCTTCACCGCCTCCTACTGCAAGTTTGGGTCGTTACCCATTGCGGCAGCCATGACCTGAGCAAAAGTGCTGAGGTCAAGGACTTCCTCAAGAGCTTCTCTATCAGCAGCAAGCTCTGGGTCTGCCTTCTTTAAGGCAATGGCAGCGGCGGAAACCATCTTATCAATATCATCATCCGACATTCCACCTTCATCACTTGTCGTCTTCATATTATTAGCAACCTTCATGAATTCACGAAGATTCTTGATTGTTAAAGGCTTAACAACTCTTGTCTTGCCATCGGCAAAAACAATTTCTTTCCCTTTAAACATATCCGTATTATTTGACATATTATGTATTGTCTCCTATTTCTTATGGGATAACGAAAATCCCGGCTTTTTCAGTATACCATACCGAAAAGCCGGGAAGTTTCGTTTTAGTTGTTTTTAATAACTAAAATCAGATCTGATCAATGATCTTGCCGTATTCATAGCCCGTATCCCCTGTGACGGGAAGGATTCTGAACGAGACTTCGAACATCGTCGCCTCAGCTCGCTTCATCGAGAGCATTGAAGATGTAAACGACACTGCTCGCTTTGTATTATACTTGCGTGTCTTTGTCAACGATGCTGTCGAACCAGGAGCATTGCCCACGATTTGCAGAGCATACTCAAACGGATACACCGACTGTGTACCGAAGAGCAATGTGCGAGTGTTAGCGCCATCATTAGTGTTAATGATGTCTGCACCACCTGTTGCATTGTCATAGCTCCAAGCCGTAGCAAGGTTGTTCAATGTAGCTTCGGCAAGAGTCGTCTTGACCATCACCTTAACTTTTGATTGAATGACCTTTGCTGCGTCACCGTACTGGTCAATCTCAATGTCAACCATGTCCGGCTCCCACGAAATCTCAACACCACCGTTGGTGGCGCCAACATCTGTAAGCGAATCAAAATCAGCATTTGTCATTGCCGTGTTAGAAGCACCTGTCTTAACGACTGCTTCACCCACCACAATGTTAGAAACTGTAACTGCCATATTTATTCCTCCTATATGGTTACTCTAAGGCAAATATTTTTTTGCCTTTCCGATCTCGCCATTTTGAAATTACATTGGCGTGCTCGGGGTTTATTTCATCAGAGCGACGGCCGATTCCTCGACCCTTTTGCCACTCAAACTCATAAATCTTTTTTCCTATATTGACTACATACCCTGAAGTCTTGCCAACATAGGTAATTACAGTATAGTTCATATATTATTATGATACCACATATCACGTCAGGCTTACGGAATATACAGAAAAATCAAGATCCATTTGATACCAGCCTTCTTTTTCTAGAGGCTCAGTAAAATTAGATGAGCCGAGATAAGATGAAAGAACTCTCACATTTGAACTTGGCACATTTCCTTGGATTTGGTCCGCTTTCCCAAGCAATTCTATAAAACGCTCCCCTATCTGAAAAAGCCTATCAACATTACTATCGTAAATTGAATACTTAATAGAGTCATAGCGATTCCAATATGACTCCACCGATGGAATAAACGGATAATAAAAATATACAACAAATGGAGCCGCCTCGTTACCATAACCATGCGCTGGGAAAAAACTCATCGTTTTACCAGCTATATTTGCTAAATTTGTATCAGCTATCAGGTAAGCATTTATATCATATACACTAATTGGCATATATTACCCCGGCATCCTAAATGGTGCATCAATAGAAGCTTTGGCTGGTCTACCACCTCTAGGTCCAAACCCTTGAGTGCGCAATCCGAGACGAATGTTTTTAATAGTAACTTCCTTAGCAAGTTTTTTAATTTCATCTTTATGGGATTTCAGTTTACTTAACTTAATTTTTCTAAGATATGGCGGATATCCCTGAGCGACACTTTGTGCTCTAATTTTCATCACGCCACCAGAGGTTGCCCTGACAACTCTACCACCTCTTCTTCCTGTCATAAAAACAGCAGCGGCAGCACCTCTATCATAACCATGCTTTCCAGACCTATATGATTTCTGTGGTGAGAGTTTGAGTGTTGCGCCAACCGGACCAAAACCTTCAATGTTAACAATAATATATTTAGCGGGTCTGCCGAGTTGAGGCAATTTATTTTTTAATTCATTTTTTGCTTTTTCCAACCCTGCCGACTGCGCCGCCTGTAATCTATTTGGTAAAGTTTCTGCATATATCGCAGCAACTTGAAGCTGAAGATTGGCATTTTTATTGATTTTAATACTAAGCATTTTCTACCACCACTCGACCCACTACTTGCAAAAATCTAATTTTTCCATTAAACCCTGGTTGTTTAACAATGTTAACAATTTCCAAAGGGCCTGAATATATAACATTATTGTATCGATCTACAATATTCTGTATTCTATTTTCATATGTAATTTTAGAAGCATCCTTGTGTGAAATATAAAATTGACACTCATCAATATTGTCAATATACGGAGATATTCTTCTTTCTGAAGAAATTGGTTGAAAGAAGGCTTTAATTGTAGATGACTTTGTATACACTACTGTTCTTTGGCCAGCAACGCTTGTTGTAATAGTTTTTGTATAAATATCTATTTTATGAGGTAACTTAATGAATATACCGTTAGACATTTAAACCACATAATCCATTACAAACAATGTGTAATCCATCAACAGGACATCCGCATCAATATTCCCTGTTGACTCATAGAATGAAGATTTTGTTGTGTAGCTAATTGTATCCATATCAACAGAGACAATGCCATGCCTTCTAATTTCAGAGTCATCGGTCATGATGTCAACCATTAATAAATCCGCAGCTTGTTCAATATTATTTGGAACAAATTGCCAGCCAAAATCTCCTTCAATTTTAAAATCATCTTCTTCGCTAAACTTAGATTCATAGATTTTAGTTTGAGTTTTATCAAGATAAGACTTTCTAAACTGTAAATAATATGAACTTTGAAAATTATGAGGTTCTCTTGATTTCTCAATATTATTAAGGGTTGAATTGGTTGAATCGTGTAGAACTTCTTCATCTTCATCGCCAACATTTACGGTTACTTTTCTAAGATTTACTATTGGTAGTGAAAGATGAATTGTTTTCTTATCACTGCCTTCAATAATTACATATTTATTTGGATAGTAATCAAATGATTGACCACAAAATGTATTAATTATATTGCGAATTTTTTTCTCCATTTTATCAAATTGATCATAATAATCGGTTTCAAGTTCTGGGTGATCAGCAAAGAATGTATCAATATCAATATATGGAGTGTATACATTTATATACTGAGATTGAGTATACGATGTTCCAGAAACAGTGTATGTAAAATCAGCCCGATGCTTCCCAGCGCTATTGAGAACATATATACCAGATGCTTGCTGTCCATATGTAATTGTATACACCCCAGCACTAGACCTGGTTGCATTTGTTGGACCCGACACAAGAGACCCAAATTCGTGATAAAGACTTACAGAAACCACATTTCCCGTTGGGTCACTAGGAAGTGTCAATGTGAGTGTTTTACTTGTATTGATTTTGACATCATCCATAATATTCAATTGTACCAGAAATCAAGTTTTATGCATTAAAACGCTTGCATTGCAACTTCAACTTGAAGGTTTATTAGATCAGCATTGAGATCATTTATATTAACAGCCGGGGATAATTCAAATGAGACAATTGCGTTGGTTGCATCTTTATAAAATAAAATTCCATCCGCATAGTTGATTGCAAGCTCTCCATGCTCTAATGAGTTGGCAGTTGGAGCCGCATTGGCAGTTCCAGATCTTTTAAGTTTTACAATGTTAGCCATTTTAGGCTCCTATTAGAAAGTACCGCCATCGACTGTAACATTGTCAAGATTGGTTCCGCTAAGAACCGTAACTCCAGCAATTTTAAATACTTTAGATGAAGCAATATTGATATGCTCAGATGATGTCCAAGAATCAGTTGAATCCACCCAGTTCCATGTTTTGTTTGTAGCGCCAAGAACTGTCAATCCAGCACCATCTGCAGTTGTGTCATCTGGAGTGGCAACATTGGCAAGAACAACATTCTTATCTTCAACAGTGAGCGTTGCTGTGTTAAGAGTTGTTGTATTCCCTTGAACCAGAAGGTCGCCCGTAACTGTTAAGTTGTTTGAAATTGTAACATTTGCCGGCAGACTCAATGTGACAGCACCAACGCCAGAATTGGACACTGTAATTTCGTTTGCAGTACCCGTAAGACCAGTAACAAGATTTGTTGCTCGATCACTAATCTGAGATGCGGTAATTGAAATTGTTGAGTTGCTCGCTGCAGTTAAACGACCTTGTGCATCGACTGTAAATGTTGCAACCGTTCCTGCTGCACCGTAACTAGCAGGAGTGACAGAAGTATTATCAAGATTGATAGTAACTGTATCTGTTGCGGCAGCAACTGATGTTAATCCAGTTCCGCCCGCAATTGTTAATGTGTCTGT